AGATATTAATATATCAGTGAATGCTTTGATTACCTCAGCCTCATCAGTTCTTTCAGCTAATGATGCAGCAAATACTACTAAATCAGGATTACCCTCTTTAGTAGATTTAACAGACCTTAGTTTCATTACAAATAGATTATTCTTACCCCAAGTCTGTTTAGCTTTCTCAACCTGCTTAGCTACTGAGTTATCTCCATAGAACAGTTCATTATCACCAGCAACATCTAAGTTACTATTTGATGATACAAATCTTCTAAAATCACTCCATATATCCTGCCTAAAATCAGCACTAATTCTATCATTTCTGCCAGTAATTCTTTCAATCTCTTTGATAGTATAATCTATTGCTTCATTAGTATAAGGAAATAATTGAGACATAACTTTATTAGCCTCAGTAACATACTTAGCTATAGCACCATTCTCACTATCAATCATTAAAGCTTCTGCACCAGTGATTATAGATTTCTTACCAAGATTGGCAATCTGCTCTTCTCTAATACTTGATTCCCAATAAGACTTACCAAGTCCTTTACTATCAGTAGAAATAGCTGTAAATACCTCTGAAAGCTCTTTACCTATTTCATCAAGTGTTAAGAAATGTTCAAGTAATTCAAGCTGATCCTTAATGTATTCTGGTGAATTAGTATCAGTAGTTTCAAGCAAACTTCTCATCTCATTGGAAGTAAATGACTTACCTACTGTAACATAATTAGCTATTCCAGACCTTTTAATAAATCTATCCTTTAGTCTATTGATAACCTCTTCTTTTCTATTAGATACAAAGTCTTCATTTAAAGAATCAGAGATATTTTCAATCTCACTAACATAATCTTGAATAATCTCTTGCTTTAAGAAGTAACTATTATAACTTAAATCCAATGCCTTGTTATTATCAGTCTGCAATAGACTAATAGCAATAGATACATTAAATGTGGTCATATTGAGATTATTCATACTAAGTACAGGAGTTTTAGCATTATCTACTGCACCAGATTGTTGGATAATAAGATTACCAACTTTACTTCTTGTCTCCCCCTCAAAGGATGAATTAGCTGTACCAGATAATTTTACTAAAGATAATACAGATTTATTCTTCTCATCTCCTGTAGCAAATCCTCTAAAAGGTTTATCAACTATATTTCTCTTTTCATCTAATTGAGATAATCTAAGATTATAATCCTGAATTACTGTAGCACCTACTACTGCTCTTGAGAACACACCTACACCATCTTTACCGGCCTTTTGTTTAGCATAATCAGATAGTTGCCTTCTTGCAGTTAAGTAATTGCCAGCATCTTTAATAGGTCTACCAACTTTACCAGTAATTTCTAAGTCTTTCTGGTCAAGTTCTTTAAGACATTTCTTAGCTACATCAGGATGTGTAAGAACTACATTATGAATTTTAATGTAAGCATTTTCATAAATCATTCTAACAATTTCATCATAGCTTGGTCTATCAATAACCTTACCACCAACCCCTAATTCTCCTAATTTAGCATTACCATACACTTCATCTAACCAAGTATTAACTACTTCTTTAATGATAGTACCGTCAATACTAACTAATCCTTCGGGAACTTTGATAAGATTACCATCTTTATCAAGCAGACTGTTGTAGATATAGGTATATAATTTATCAACGTCAAAGTCACTACCCATCTGCTTAGTAATCTCTCCCGGAACTATAATCAAATCTCCCATATTCTTCGGAAGAAATCCTACTACTTCAATAGCAAGCTGTGATGAATGTCCTTGATTAGGGATACGTGCACCTATAAGATGTAATAACTCTTTGTCAATCTTGTCTAAGTCTAAATAACCATTCTCATCTACAAAATTCTTTATGTCTCCTGCAAACTTCCAAGGAATAAATACCTGTGCTCTTGCTACCTTGTTATCATTAGATAGTGTTAAAAATTGTAATCCCTTCTTAGGGTCAAACTTATTTTCTACAAATACAATACCGGATTGATCCTTAATTTCATCAAGGGTTTTAACATTATTTTTAAATCCAGCAGAAGTGCCTTGTACCATTGATTTACCATTAATCTTCTGTTTAATAATAGTATTAGTAAACATTGATAAGATTAATGATTCAATTCTTGCAGCACTATTGTTAAATGATAATGGTATAACAAAATTACCATCAGCATCAATACCTAAACTTTCAATATCGTTAATAGCCCATCCTCTTGACACAGCCTCTTCTTTAACAGATTGCATCAACTTCTCTTTATCAGAAACTACAGGATTACCATCAACCATTTTAATACCCATTCTGCTATATAATTCCTTAGCAGATAGTTCAAACAACTTGG